CAGCGGTAAGACTTTCAGTAACCATCTTGTCTAGAGCTTCAACCATTACATTTTTGTCGTGCTCATAGCGGCCAGCGAATTCTTCACGCAATTCAGCGCGAATCGTTTCACGTGCTTCATTTAACTTAGATTCCCAAGCTTCGTTTAACGCTGTTTGGGTTTCTTCGTTGATGATGCCACTATCTAACAATGGTTTGATAGCATCTAACATTACGATCTCCTATTTAATTTTAAGATCTTTGATAAGGCCTTTTACGGCTTCTCTTAGATATTTCTGTACCTTTTGATCTGCGCTGGCCTCTTTAGCCATTTCGAATACCTTGCTGCCACCCTTCATATTCATCAGTCCTTCGTAAATCGCTGTTGGATATGCGTTAGGTGCGCTGGGTTGCGCAACTACATCTACTGTGACTATTTCAAAGTCACTTACTTTGCCGTCTCCCTCGTTCACGTTGCCGCTACCACGAGATGAAACACCAAGTTTTACTCCTGATTCCAACATAGTCGATACTAACAGACCCATTGGAGTAGGAAGAACCTTTAATTTACCAAAACCATTAGGACCATCCATCCACATGTCAATAATCATGTGGCTGACGCGATCTAAGTTAATTTTCAAATCATCAGGGTGATCTACTTCGCCTAGGACGCTGTAACCACCCTTGATCTGTTCATTTAAGTTAGAAACGGCTTTTTCAATCTCATTTACTGGGTACACACGCTCATTGTGGTTTTTAACGCCACCTTGGATGAATATACCTTTCATGTAAAGATTCTTACCTTTGCCGTCAGCTGCGCCTTCAGTGATGACTTCCATGCGAGCTGCGTCAAATGTCAAGTTCTCTTTAAGATAAAATGCCATTATAGTTTCCTATTATTTTGCTAACGGACTAGTTTTGTTAACACCACCAACTTCTGCATTAACCGCTGTTTCTTTCTTAGCAAATGCTTTACCTGCATTAGCACCTGGTTTGTTTTGTGGATTAGATACTAATGTACCTTTTGGTTTTTCAGTTGCTGTAGGGCGGTTACCGTCTTGATCAGCATTGCCGCCTTTACTAAAAGCTGCTGTGCCACCCATGTCGTTCTTACCGGCCACTGTTGATTTTTTGTTAACTGCTACACTTTTACCTGCGCCAACTGCTGCACCTTCTGAATTAGCTGGTGTAGCTACTTTTTCAACGTATTCGCGAACGATAGTTTCATCAACTTCTTCAGCGTCTTCTTCTTTTTCTTCAGCTTCGTAGAATTCTTCTTCCTGCATTGCATCATGACTCATACCGCCATGCATTTCTGCCATTTCGCCATCGTCGTCCCCAGGCATATCAGGCATAGCTTCTTCAGATTCTTCACCAGCCATTAGTGCGTCAAATTCAGCTTTAAGTTCGTCTAGTGCTGACTCTAGGTCAACCACGCGATCTTCAAGTTCTTCTTCACCACCAACGTCAGCATGATGATCTTCTTCACTGTCCATGTCCATATTGTCCATGTCGCCTTGATCTTCATCTTCTTCTTCAGAAATGCCTTCTTCGTCTAGGCTAACTTCGTCTACTAGATCTTCAACTTCGTTGCCACCCATTGTTTCTTCTAGATCTTCTTCAGATACTAGACTTTCATAGATATCACGTGATTTTTCTACTACGATTTGATGGAAAAGCTCACGAGCTTTGTCTGTTTCATCGTTGATGATGAATTCGACTAGTTGTTCGTATTTGTTGTTCATTATGAACTCCTTAAAAAATTAATATTAATCCGGACTAATACTCAATTGAAATGTATTATGTTTATATATTTACAAAATTTATGGAAAAATGGGGTTAAATGCTATGTTTTTGAATCGTTTTGACAGATAATTACATCACCGGAGCTTCTGCTGCGGGAGCTTTGTATTGTTGTTGTACCGTGCTGACTTTCTTTTCGTGCTCGAGTTTGCGCACATCATTCATGATTCTCAACCGATTTAGCTGTTTGATAGTCAGTTTGGTCTTGCGTAGATCACTGAGCTTAAGAGCCGTATTATCGTCTTTTTCGGTGCTGTATCCCTTGGGATCAGGCTTAAAAATTTCCAGTAGGTTCATAAGAGTATTTACCAAAAAGCCTATAAACCTAATCCACCAGCAGGTGCGCCAGCACCAGCAGGTTGGCTAGCAGGGGCTCCTACACTTTCAGGACCTGCCCCAGGTACTGCTCCGGCGTCGACACCTAGATCTGCGGGAGGTGCCACAGCATCAAGATCCTGCTGTATGCCAGCGTTGGTAACACCAACCGCACGTAAGCCTGCATCTGGAATTTCTGTATCCGCAACAGTACCATTTTCCTGTGCCCATAGTTCATCATTGCGAGTCATTTCTTCTTCGCTGAGATCTAGATAGCGTTCTAATAGGAAGCGTTTGCTGAGATATGGAATTGGCTCAAGTGCAGTGAATGTTTGGATGCGAGTAGCATCAACTTCTGCTTGGCGATATTTGGCAAAGTTCTGTGGTTCGTTGAAGCGTAGATCAAATAGATTGTTGTCAATGTTGATACCTCTCCAGCGCATGAACATCTTAAATTCTTGATCTAGTTTGTCCACTATCATGTTCTGTAATCGTATGCAGTACTGATTAAATCGCCATTCTTGGATCAATGCCGTTGTAGTTTTACCGTCGCTGTAAGTACGCTCACCTTCATCTGTACCTGTTGGTAAGTAACTGCTAGGAATACGTAAGCCACGGAACATCTTGTTGGTAAAGTAGCGTAAATCTGTGATTTCACCTAGATTACTGCCACCCGGGAATACTTCAACGCTGGATCCACGACCATCTGCTGTTTGTGGGAAAAAATAGTCTTCGTTAGTCGATAATGGATTATATGTGGCATCCATCATGTTTTGTCCGCCACCTGTTTGTGTAGGAATACGACGTTGATGGATTTCGTTTTTAACTCGATCAACATAGGCCATGGCCATGTGTGTGGGCATGTTACCTACGTCAATTTTAAATATACGGCGTTCCGGAGCACGCTGTATACGGTAGATGATGATAGCGTCTTCGAGCAGTTCTTTCTGTTTGAATATCTTAAATATACTTTCTAACACACTGGTACCAAATGGCCAGTTTAAATCTAGACCTTCTGTTAGGCTGATATGTACTACATGTTCTGCGTCTAGCACTGCTTCATTCTGCGCATGGCTAAATCGTGACCCACCGCTGTAGGGTGTCTGTGGTTGCACATAACTACCTTGAGGTCCACCTACCTGTGGATGATTGATGAAAGTATCGCTTGAGCTTAGAGCCGTGGCTGTTAGATTCTGGAAGTTGATGTTTAGATCCTTGATCACATACTGCTCGGGTTCTTTTCCCTCAGATTCATTGACGATGACCTTGACTACCTTAAACATTTCTGTATAGTATAGCTTGAATGTTTCTGGATCACGCAGGAATACCTGATCACCGTATTTGATGGTGTTGCGTACTAGTCTGAATAGACGCTTGTTTAGATCGTTTAGCTTTACCCATTGTTGTAGTTGATCTTTGAGTATATTGACTTCGTTGTCTGTGGGATCTTCTTTGAAGAATAGATCAAATCCCGTACCGTTTTCGTTATTGGTCTGTGTCATGAACTCAGCTAGGATATCTAGAGCCGCATTGACTTCGCTGTCCATGTCCATCTGTTCGTATTGATTGTAACGTTCTGTGCGATTTGGGTGTCCGATGTAGACTTCTGGTAATTGGCTAGCAAAGTTACGATAGCCTGTCTCGGGCATGTTGCCACTGCCTCCACTGATCGGACTCATCATTCCGCTGGTATTAGCAGTCCTGAAATACTTTTTCCATGCCATATTAAAATTCCTCTAGATGCAGTATTTATCAGCTTACATAGTATGCTGTAAAATTCCTGATGTTAGAGAATTATTTTTGTTCATGCTGGTTAATATTTGGACTAACACACCAGTTTGTTGATTGATTGCAGAAGTAAGTGAACTGTTATCCATACTCACAGGAATGGTTTTGCCATCTGGTAGGGGTACTACTGCTTCTGTACCATGCAAGGTCGCAGCGAATCCTGCTGTAGATCCAGATAATATACCGCCTTCGGCTGCACTCGGCGGACTATAAGTTCCTGATAATGAACCTGTTTGACCTTGGGTTGGTGCTTGCACTGATGCACTTTGAGCTGACGCTAGACTTGCACCTGCTCCAGATCCTGTATTTTTTACATCTGCAGCAGTGGGCGCTGTACCACCAAACACAGCACTAAATCCAGGAATCTTTCTTAGATCGATTCCAGTGATCTTAGCCACAGCATCTAGCATACCAATCTGACCCAATACCAATTGGATTCCTGTGGTGACTATTCCTGCTGTTTTAGCTGCGGCTGTTGCCATAACATTCGCATAGGTCGGTAACGCTTCGCCTGCAAGACTTTCCATGGAATTTTGGAAATCAGTCATAGTTTTAGTCAGGCTCACATAAGCACCAGTTAAACTATCACTAGCAGATGCCTGACCTTCTGCGGCGATCATGCTTGATTCGGCAGCCGATGGATCATATCGGTATTGTCTTAGGGCATTACCAAATTGACTCATACCTTGGGCAACTGCACTGGTGCCACCCGGATTCATCAATGTCGCAAAGTCTGTAGCACTTTCACCTGCATTTCTATAGGCCTCTGCCGCTTGACCTAGATTTCTCTGTGTAGCAGTGACCATGTTGACATTAGCTGAACTTACTTGTCCGGCTGTGGTTCTCAACATGTCCATGACTATACGATTGCTTGCGATCACCGGATCAGTTACTACTCCACCAGCCAATAATTGTGCTAGTGCGGCCTGTAGTTTTGGGGCTTGCTCTCCGGGCATAGCTGCCAAAGTAGCATAAGCATCTTGGAATGCTCTGGCTTGAGCAGCTGTTAGGCTATTCATCAGTGCACCGCGTTGTACCTCAGCACGTGCTTGATCCATTAACCTAGCTGCATCTTGCCCTGTGATGTCGCTGATGACCTTTAGATGTTTGGCATAGGTTGCTGTCTGACTAGCGAGTTGGCTAGGTGCTACGGCTGCTAGATTTACTCCAGTGGCCTTTAATTGTGCCATGTATTGTGCTAGAACTATGCCTTGTTGTTCGTAATTATAGCCCAGTGCAAGCAATTCGTCACGCACTACCTTGCCACTTCTACCTACAGTGGTACCAAGAGCTGCCATACTTTTTGATAATAATTTAGTAGCATCACCAACCGACAAGCCCATAGCGATGATAGACGGTCTCGCTGCCACGACTGATTTAGTAAATGTTTCTATGCCTATACCTGATTGATTAGCCAGCCGTCCCATCTCACTGATTCCACCAGCAAAGCTACCGCCTGCACTCATAAATGAAAACAGTTGATT